ATCTTCTTTTGTGCAAACCATGGCTGCATTGTTTCTAATCTTGCTGACTTACTACTACGTGGTGTTTCTTTTATTTCAAGTCCTGGTATAAATAAACCCTCATCATCTGCACGAGTTCTTAAATAATCACGTAGCATTTCTTGATAACCTACAGATTCTATGCGAGTCTTTACAGGTTTGTATTTTTTAAAATATTCAATAATCGTATCTGCAAGATTCATAGGTGTAGATCTTTTTCTATAATAAGGCAGCACATATTTGTTATTCTTATTATCTACAGCAACACATACAATTGTAGAAAAGTCTGCATGTTTACGAACAGAACTAGCTGGATCTACTCCCATAAATACATTTACTGCTTTCATTTCTTCTGTTTTAGGAAAATATAAATAAGCATCACCATCTTTATGTTTTAGATAAGCATCATAATATTGTACATAACTTTCTTTAAATAGTTGATCTTCATCTCCAATAATCTCACATTGATACTCACGATAAAACGCAGATACTCTACCTATAGAATCTAATGACTTCTTTTCTGCTTCTAGTTTTTCTTTTGACCACATCTCAGGCCAAAGAGCTGTGCCATCGTCTTGCAATGCTTTGTATCTACGTGACTCCCATCCTTCAGTTTGCATTAAAGTTTCAACTAAGCATCTTTGATGCTGCGGTGTACCAATAACTGCAATCCTGCCACGCTTAGCATCTAGTGCAGGTACCATTGATTGCAATAACCATCTAAGGTTAAACTCCATAGCTTCTGCAGTTTTAGTATTATTCATATCTTCTGGATCGTCTAGTACAACTAATGTTGGTCTTTGATTGCCATGCTTTAGTCCTACAACCTGCTGACCTGTACCACGACACATTATCATACTATCATCTCTTAATACTACTTCTGTACGTGACCATTGCCTAGCAGAGTGTTGACCAAAGTATCCATAAACACTACGTAACTCCATGCTATACTCTAATGCATTTTTAATAGTTTGTAATAATCTTACAGCATGTCCTTCTGTCTTAGAAGATAATACAACAAACTTAGTACCTTCTTGTGTAAGTATATGCCATAATGGGAATATACATGCAATTAATGATGACTTAGCATGACCACGTGGTGCTATTACATTTAATTTATTTATATCTGGCTGTACTAGAAGATCTGCAAGTTCATGATGAAAGTTAGGAGATTTACTAGAAAACATACTAGGTAAGCATATCTTACCAAATAGTATTATATCATTTTTTAACTTTTCTTTTATTTGTTGAATATTTCCCATGGGTGCTTTGCGTGTTTTGATTGTTCATACTTTGACATTTCTTTAGTACACTTAGGTAGATTTTTAACTTTAGTGCCTTCAAAAGCACAGCTAATGATGCCACAATGTAACTCTCCATTTACAGTTGCTGCAAATCCACACATTGATCTTGTGGTAAGAGGACATGGCTCAAACATTAATAACATGTACTTGGTGGTTGCTCATCATTTTCTAGTCTTTGTATAAGATCTTCTATATACCACTTGGCTTTTTTAAGATCTTTTATAGTATTGCCTTTATGTGGACAGCGTACAATATATTTAATAATATTACCACGAAACCAATCCATTTGCCAAGATGCAATAAAGTCAGTTACCTCTATACCTTTAGTATAGTGATCTGGATGATTTACATCATCAGTCATTTTCATCTCCTGGATCATGATACTCTATAACGTCAGACTCTACTTTTCTAGTAGCAACTAATTTCTTTTCCTCAGTTTCTATCTTATCCATTATTTGATTAGTCATGTCTATCTGTAAAGTATCTGTTGTTACTTTTTTACTTGGTTTCATTTCTAACATATCTACAAAGTTCTCTACCCCACGTAGCATATTAGATACATCTTGTTTATCTTCCGCTATTGATATTGCTTTTAAGATAGTATCAAGGACATACCCTTTATCAATCCCTCTAGAAGATAGTATTTCTTTTAGTTTTTCTTCTACCATATTCTTAATTACCTTTTGTTTAAACAATCTTTTCACAGTTGCACTAGGATTCTGCTCATCAGGTCTGTATATCTTACCAACTTGATCCCAATCTACTCTTTTTCCTCCAACAATCTGTCCAACATACGCATTTACTGCGTTTTTTGTACGTTTTGACGTTGCTTCTCTTTCTTGCCACGCTCTAGGCTTTAACATTGAGTAAATACCTGCAGCTTTATTCGGTTCAAACAGTAATTTACCTGTTCCTGTAGACCATTGTACTCCACATGTGAGCTTTATGAGCGTTTTTACTCTCCCTGACTTGTCTGTATAGACTTTTTTACCAATACATTCTGCTACATACCCATCATCTGTACTAGCCCAGTCACCTTCTTTAGCTGATTTCCAGTAAACTACAGGATGTGGACAATCATCCGTAGTGTAAATAATACAATCTATAGTTTTATGATTTATTTTTCTGGTTATAGTTTCCATGAGAGTACGGATTATATAATATATATATTACTTAGTAATGGAATACTATTGTTAATTACATTACTTAGTAATGTATCACTTAGTAATGGAATACTAGCGTGTATCTTCGACTCTTTTTTGTACGTGTTGCAGTATAATCTTTTCAATGATCTCCCTTTCTGCTTCATAATATTCAAAATCTTTTAAATATACCTCAAATGCACGATCTATCTCTTCATCTGTAGTTATATCTCTTTCCCATTTACCAGTTCTAGGGTTAAATACTTCATATATTACCTTTTTACTCATCTAATAATGTAAATGGACATACTGGATATTAACATATTACATTTTATTAAACAATATGAGAGTGATGAAGTTTCAAAATATAGTTTACATTGTGTGTGCGTGGTGTGTACGTTACCGTACCCCGTTGCATTTCGGGTTTGGGTTTGCGATTACGTTAAGATTATTGTTTTGAGTTCAACGCCTTGGTATGAATTAATTTTACTCTAACATTTATTTTGAGGTTCTTATGAAAAATATAATAGCAAAGCTAACACAATCTTTAGAAACTTTCTCTATGCATCTATTTGCATGGGTATTTGTAATAATTATGGCACCGTTTATCATTGTAAGTACAATTAAACTAAATAGAGAATGGAAGAAACAATCTGAAGAATAATATATAATCCGTACATTGACTTAGAGTGATGGAGTAACAACAGGTGTGTAGTGTATCGTAATGATGCACTACATTACCCTTTATATGAAATAAATAAAGGAGTATTCACAATGGATAAACTACTAAAGATAATCAATGATAGATATGATACTAACTATAAATCACTAAATAATTTACCGAATACTATAATGCTAGATATACTAGACATGAATATAGAGTTAATATGGCATTGTAGAGGTGATGGATGGATGGAGGTAGTTGACGTTCAATTTCCAAGCAATATGAAATAACTTTATCGTGGTGTGCTGTAATGGTGCACCACATTACCCTTTTTATGTTCATGTTTAATTAACAATAGGAGGTTTTATGGCTGAATTTTGTGGTCAATGTTCACAAGACCATTTTAATACTACTAATAATGATTTTATTGGATTATCTACTGAATCAGATGATGCACATGAGTTATATAGTAGTGTTATTTGTGAAGGATGTGGAGTTACTTATGTAGATTCTCATGGCATGTGTGTATTACATATGTCTAGTCATCCTAAAATACATTGTCTTGTGAAACAAGAGTCTGATAGGGTATAAATCATTTGGGTATTTTATTACCCCTTTATATGATATGTAAGGCATTACTAAAATTAGTAAACACTACCGATAAATTGCTAATAATTGCTAAGTGAGTGTTTAAGAGTTTAAGAAACTTGTCTTGTCTTACATATCTCTTTTTAAACTAAATAAAAGAAAGGCTTTGTTATGGATAAAAACAAACCAACATCTGCCTTAAGTCGCAGAAGATTAATTGAAATAATATGTAACCATGCTTCATTCTCATGGAACTTTTTACATAAGCTAGAATCAGTATTAGAAATATGTGAAGAGCTTTTACGTGTAGATAGTGCACTAGATGCGGAAAAAGATTATGAAGGCTGGCAAGATGTAGACCATATACGTAAAAGTGTAGAAAGTCTTAAACTTGACAAGAATGAATGTATCAAATGGTTACGATACGAAATTAAAGATATTAATAAGCTGCATGCTAAAGGAGAGTATTCACTTAAATTCAAAAAGAAGAAAGGATTAGTATAATGCATGAACTAACTCATCTCATAAATATACCATTTGGTGTAATAATAATAACTTTGTTTCTAGTATTCTTTCTCTTCTGCTTTAATGTATTTCTATTCTATAAGTGGTCTTGCAGTATAGAAGAGAATAATATTATGAAAGAAGATATTAGACTAAGATTGGATGATATATACCACAAACAATGTGAAAGAGGATAATTATATGAAACTAAATAAAAAAGAGTATGATTCTTTAATGAAGATAATAGACTATAATTATTCTGGTTATATGTTAAAATGGGATTACGATACTTTAATAAAAATTGTAGAAGATGGACTAGATGTAGAACTAAACGCTTTTAAAGAGTGTGATAGTAAAGGTAGAAAGAACCATATATACAATGATTATCTAACTTTATCTCTAGCTATTAAAGAAATAGAGATGAAAAGTAATTAGGGATAGTAAGCTACT